ATTTCTAGTATATCAAATATAAATGAATTAATACTTGATAATGTTCAAGGTGATTTTATTGTTTCTGGATCACCATCATTACAATATAAAAATAATGTTGGTTCAACTGTAAACTTAAATATAGCAGTTAGCAATTTGATTACTGTTTCGGATGGATTGCATATAAAGGTTAATCAAAAAAATCATGGAATGCATTCATCACAGAATCATTTAATTATCTCTGGAGTTGAGAGTGATATTGCACCAACAAAATTATCACAAAAAATTACTGCTAGTTCTATATCTTCAGGTGATTCAATATATGTAGACAGTTCTAGTGTGTTCCAAACTTTTGAAAATGTTGGCGTTGCTACAACAAATCCTGGGTATCTTTTAATTGGAAATGAAATAATACCTTATGAATCAGTTTCTAATGGACAAATTAATGGAATAGTGACAGCACCTGAAAAGGATTATGATATTGGAACACCCGTATATAAGTATGAATTGGGAGGAATCTCATTAAGGAGAATTAATAAGCAACATGAATTATCCACGGTGGATACCTCAATTATCAATGAATCAATAACATTAGATTCATATCACATTAAACTTGATATGTCTTCGGATGGAATTGATAGATCTGTAGAAACATCTTTACCAAAACTCTATATCAATGAAACTAAATCTGCTGGCGGTTCAGATATTTCGGCATCTAATAATATACAGTTTGAATTAATTGAACCAATTATTCCAAATACTACAGTAAATGGAACATCAATAAGTGGATCTATAAAGACAACACAAGGAACAAGTATAAACGGAAATGAATCTTCGTTCTTAGATGTAGGTTTTGAATCAATCTCAATATATGAGAACAACTATTTAACTTCTCCGAGAATTATCTGTTCTGATGTAAATGAAGTTGAAAACTTACTTAATGAGAAATCTTTTAATTTAAGAATTGATTTATCTTCAAATAATAATTTACTGAGTCCTACAATCGATGCTAGGGCATCATCTATCACCCTAGTAACAAATAGGGTTAATAATATTATAACCGATTACTCTACTGATAGTAGAGCAAATAGTGCAATTGATGACCCAACTTCATTTAAATATATTTCTAAAGAGGTTCAATTGGAGACTTCATCATCCTCAATAAAAATTATATTAGATGCACACTTAACATCAGATTCAAATGTTCGTGCTTTTTATGCAATTAGTGATAATCCGAATTTTTCTCCAATATTCATACCTTTCCCAGGATATTTGAATTTGAACAAGTATAAAGAAGTTATAAATTTTGAAAATAGTGATGGACTTCCCGATGACTATATTGCACCATCAACATTGCTTAATTTTAGTAATGTTGATTTTAGGGAATATACATTTACGGCAAATAATCTGCCTTCATTCCGTTATTTTAGAATAAAATTAATAGGAACATCTACCAATCAAGTTCATGTTCCTAGAATTAAAAATCTAAGAGTTCTTGCCCTAGCCTAAATTATGAAATATATTAAAGTAAAGGATAATAGTGATTTGGTAAGAGATATTACCACGAATTCTATTATCAACACAAACATAAATGAATATCAAAGATACTTGTCTATGAAAATGGATAAGGATAATGAAAATAAAAAAATGAAGGAATTTGAAAATGATTTAAATAATATTAAAAATGATATTAATGAGATAAAATTTTTATTGAGGAGTTTAATAAATGAATCCTGACGAAATTAAGTTGGATAATTTAAGTAAAAGTTTTGAGTATTTTAAATATTGCTCAGAAATAGATTCTATTGATAATGTTGATAAACTAAAAGATATTGCAAAATGTTATTACAAGTTATACTTGAAACAACAAGAAGTTATATCAAATCTTTCATTTATTAATTTTACATAAATATTTTTAAGAGGTAATAAAAATGGCACAACCATCTACCAGACAAGAATTAATAGATTATTGCAAAAGAAAACTTGGTGCTCCAGTTTTGGAAATAAATGTTGCAGATGAACAAATTGAGGATTTGGTAGATGACGCTATACAATTTTTTCAAGAACGGCATTTTGATGGGGTTTATCCTACATTTTATAAGTATAAAGTAACAACACAAGACATTGCTAGAGGAAGGGCAAGAGGTTTAAATGAAAACTCTGTAGGTATTGCGACAACTAATGTAACAACTAGTATAGTAGGAACTGCTACTACTTTTTCTTATGAGGAAAATAGCAATTACTTACAAGTTCCCCCTAATGTTATAGGAGTAAATAAAATTTTTACTTTTGATGGATCTAATACAATAACCCATAATATGTTTAGTGTAAAATATCAATTATTTCTGAATGATATTTACTATTGGGGAACTACTGAACTTTTAAGTTATGCAATGGTAAAAACTTACTTGGAAGATTTAGATTTCTTATTAAATACACAAAAGCAAATAAGATTCAACAAAAGACAAGATAGATTGTATTTGGATATTGATTGGGGATCAGTAACAGAAAATCATTATTTTATTATAGATTGCTACTCAACTTTAGACCCAAACGATTATTCTAGAGTTTGGAATGATTCATTTATAAAACCATATTTAACTTCTCTTATTAAAAGACAATGGGGTCAAAATATGATGAAATTTACTGGAGTTAAACTTCCAGGAGGTGTAGAATTAAATGGGAGACAAATGTATGATGATGCCCAAAAAGAAATTGATATTTTAATGGAAAAAATGTCAAATACTTATGAGCTCCCCCCACTAGATATGATTGGTTAATTTATGTTAAATCCATTTTTTCTCCAGGGATCAAAATCAGAACAAGGTCTCATACAGGACTTGATCAATGAACAATTGAGAATGTATGGTATTGAAGTTTATTATCTTCCAAGAAAATATATCACAGAAAAAAAAGTAATTAGAGAAGTTATTGAGTCCGAATTTTCAAATGCATATCCAATAGAAGCTTATTTGGATAATTTTGAAGGATATGGCGATAATACAACAATATTATCTAAATTTGGAATACAAGCACTAAATGAAATTAATTTGATAATTTCTAGAGAAAGATTTAAAACTTACATTTCACCATTGATAGAAAATATACCAAATATTAAATTATCCACAAGACCAAAAGAAGGTGATTTAATTTATTTTCCTCTCGGGGATAGAATTTTCGAAATAAAATATGTCGAGCACGAAAAACCTTTTTATCAACTCCAAGGATTATATACTTATCAGTTAAAATGCGAATTGTTCCGCTACGAAGATGAAATTATTGATACTGGAATATCAGATATTGATGACAATATAAATGGTAGCATAGGAGGAGATGTGCCGATCGGTCCAATACAAAAACTCCAAATGATAGGGATAGGTATAACCGCAACTGCAAGCACTGGAGTAGTAAATGGAGGAATTAGATTTATAACGGTAACCAATAGAGGAGGAGGTTATACTAGCGTACCTGCCGTTGGAATTTCTTCTTCTCCAGCAAATGCACAATCTGCTTCCGCAATTGCTAAGATGATTGGAGGAATAGTTGTATGTAATGACAATACAAATCCTCAAGCACAATCTGTTCAAAGCGTGGAAATCACAAACCCAGGATATGGATACACCACAACTCCCGGAGTTAGGTTTATTGGTGGAGGTGGCAATGGAGCAACTGCAAGAGCAACTCTAGGAGATGGAATAGTAGGAATTATCACTATTACCAATTCAGGTTCAGGATATGTAAATCCACCAACAATAACCTTTACAGGCATTTCATCAGTCTCTGCGGCAGCAACAGCGGTTGTTTCGGTTGCTGGATCAATTACTTCTATTAGAATCACTAATGCCGGTCTTGGATATACACAGACTCCAACGATTACTATCAGTAGTCCTTCAATTACTTCAAGTGGAAGTTTTATATTCAACGAAATTGTAACAGGAAATCAAAGTGGAGTAACTGCTAGAGTTAGATCTTGGAATTCTATTACAAATGTATTAGAGGTCTCTAATATAAATGGACAATTTACGCCAGGAGAAAACATAGTAGGAACTGCATCCAGTGCTTCTCATTATTTGAGAAGAGTAGAAACCCTTTCAGTTAAAGATGGTTTTACAAATAATGACGAAATTGAAGACGAAGCAGATGAAATAATAGATTTTAGTGAAAGAAATCCCTTTGGGATGCCATAAATAGAAAATAATCAATCAATTTATTAATATAGTAAGGAAAGTTAAAGTATGTTTGAATATTTTTATCACGAAATTTTAAGAAGGACAGTTATTGCATTTGGTTCTTTGTTTAATGATATTAGTATCAAGCATACTGACAACAATCAAAATGTAAAGAGTGTAATAAAAGTACCTCTTGCGTATGGTCCAACTCAAAAATTTCTTGCAAGATTAGAGCAATCACCAGACTTGAACAAACCGGTTCAAATTACTCTACCAAGAATGTCTTTTGAATTTACAGGATTAACTTATGATTCCTCAAGAAAGGCGACAACGACTCAGACATTCACTATGAAATCGTCTTCAAATGGGACAGAAACTAAGAAGGCGTATTTGCCAGTTCCATATAATATGCAATTTGAACTTAGTATTATGTCCAAATTGAATGATGATGCATTACAGATCATTGAGCAAATTTTACCATATTTTCAACCAGCATATGCTATGTCTGTAGAATTGGTAGAAGATATTGGAGAAAAAAGAGATATTCCTGTGGTTTTAGAAAGTATAAGTATGCAAGATGACTATGAAGGAAACTTTCTTACTAGAAGAGTGTTGTTATATACTTTAAGATTTACTGTAAAAACTTATCTTTTTGGACCAGTTTCTTCTGCAACAAAAGATATTATCAAAAAAGCAACTATTGGTTATATTGCAGGCGATACTACAAATTCTCCAGCAAGAGAAGTTGTTTATTCCGCTCAACCAAGGGCAATTAAAAATTACACTGGCACTGTTTTAACTACACTAACTAAAGATATAAGTACCGAGGATATATTAATTCAAGTCAATGATTCATCTTCCATACTTCCCAACACTTATCTTGATATTGAAGGAGAAGAGGTATTTGTAAAACTTGTTTCAGCAAATACTTTGACTGTAGAAAGAGGAAGAGATGATACAACAATTACTTCTCATCTAATTGGAGCAGAAGTAAAATCCATAACTTCATCTGATAATTTATTGATAGAAGATGGTGACGATTTTGGTTTTAGTGGTTCAAATATGTAAAATTTATGAAAATGACAAAAAAATTCGATGGTTTGAATCAAACTTTTAATACTAGTGCAGAGATTGTGTCTAAAAAAATAGACAGTAATGTAGAAAATATTGAAGTACCCACAAATACTATTTCTGATGATATAAAAAAAGATTACATTTATACTAGAGGAAATTTATACTCTCTTATAGAAAAGGGACAAGAAGCCATTAATGGCATCTTGGAATTAGCTCAGGAAAGTGAGATGCCGAGGGCATATGAAGTTGCC